TTATCTGGATTTGGTAGAATTTCTTCATCAGCGTTAGAGGAAACACCACTACCAAATTGAATATCAATTTCACCATCATCGGTTATACGAGTTATATATCGTTTGGGAACTTTTTTTAGTTTAAGTAAAGATGGTGTATTGTTTGCATAACCAGACATAGCGATTGAGTAGTCCGTTGTATTTGGAAGTTCTTCAAACACAGTATCTTGTGCTAAGTATTCTACCTTCGTCCACTCGTCACCATCATCATCTATGATGCTTATAACATCTACCAACCCATCATCATCCGATAACTTTATTTTATCATAGGGTTTTGGTGATGTAAAATCAAATGTTACTTCTCGCTCCTTACCACTAACTGCTTTTACATATTTCTTTAATAAATAATAAACAGGCTCGTCAGTAGTCTCGTCTACTTGATACACCGAAACTTCCGTAGGGTCAAACGATGAAGAGAACCCAAATCGTACTTTATTAATAGTACTGAATTCAACGTCTGAGTTTGTGGAAGACCCAACTACCATACCTTCTTTTAAAGTTAATGCGTAGTCAAAGTTTGGTTTAACGTTAACACCACTACCTTGTGATGGTATGATTTGGTAAACTGTTAATGTTGATGTAGCGGGTACATATAACTTTGGTTTATATCCAAGAGATTGTGCTATTGTAAATACATTTGATTTCTCTTGAGCTTCTTCAAGAATAGATTCTCTTAACTGAACATCAGTATAGTATGAGAGTACATCCCCAACATACGATGCCATTTCCATAAACATCATACCAGGCGATGACTCATTAAAGTCATTGTAGGTATTTGGGAAATAGTTTTTAGAAAAGTCAATCAGATTCTTACGGATATCACCAAAGTCTCTACCAACTAAACTTACATCTTTTTTTATTTTATCTGCCATCTTCTATCCTCAGACAATAGAAACATTACCTTGGTCGGTAACGAATATTGTTATTTGTGTATTTGCGCCGTTTTCAGTAACCCTAACCCTAAGTGATATGTCTATCCTGTTTAAGTCTTCTTTAGAATCAACAATTATATCATCCACGATTATATAAGGTAACCAAAATTTAATATCATCTCGTAGTGAGTTTTCTAACTCAGTATTTATGTTTTCAGATATTTGTTCGAATAATAACGAATATATATCAGAACCAAATAATGGTTGGAATGGCCGTTCACCCTTTCGAGTAAGTAGTAAATTCTTTAGATTAGATATTGCTTGTTCTTCAGTAGTATACGATAATTTAAATAAAGGGTCACCACCTAATGGTAGTTGAACTCCAATAGCCTTATTTTTTTTAAGGTCAATAGGATTTCTTGTATACTCCTTACGAACTACCATTACTTACCCTTCTTAGTATTTATATGTTTCATCAAACCCGAGTAGTCACGTGTTAGTGCATTAACTACTGCTTTACCAGCATCAGTTTGTTGTAGTTGGTCAGTTGATACTGCTCTACCATCTGCGTTTTGTAACACGTGTGGTTGTTGACCCATACCACCACCAAACGACTGTGCTTGTGATGATTGGAACACACCATTACCAACGCCATTTGAATTGATATTACGCCATTCACCACTCTGAGCAGTTTCGTTTAACATATCATTCAACGTTGATTTACCACTAAATTTTTTGGTATTATTCTCTGACGATTCAAATACGTGTTCTATATCAAGTGGGTCTTTCTCAACTATAACTGGTTGTGATTTTTTAATTTCATTCATAATAGACTTACGAAGTGACTTTTCTTTTTTAGCCACCTCAATCTTTACCTCTTCTTTAATGATGAGTTGAATTGCTTTAATTAGTTTCTTTGTATCCATGATAATAAATATGTTTATATATAATTATTGTTTCATTAATGTTAACTGAGTTTTTACTTGAGTAATCGTAGATAACAATTGCGGTCCTGCCGTAGTAAGACTTGCTACTGGGACTGGCCCTGCCGTAGCTGCAGTTATAGCAGGTGCTAATTGTAATAGTGCATCCGTGATTGATTCCAACTGACTAAATATGGTATCCATATCAGCTTTCCAATTTGGTGTTGATACATTTACTGACTTGTCACCACTAATAAGAACGGAATCCGATTTAGAATTAATCACAACTCTATCCGAGTTCAATATGATTTGTGGATTCTTATATAGATTAGTTGGCGTAATCCCCAATGTAAAAGTGTTAGAAGATTTTAACCCAATCGTTTGCTTAGACCCTAACCATATTGAAGAGTCATCTTCATTGATGTCTTCGATTACAAATTTATTATAACCATTAGACTGACCACCATTTCTGATGATAGTGATTGGTGCTTCGGGAGTTGTAGATTTCCAAGATGGTTCATTAACAACACCAGTTATTTTATTGTCACTCTGTGTTGTATTTTGTGGAGTATATCCAAATCGTATAGATTGACCGAACCGACCTTCATTGATTACGTCACCTAAGAATGGTTGTAGTTGAGATATACTTGAATCTTCAACGAACCCTATTCCGAAGTCAACCTTATCATCAGTAGAATTCTGAATTGGTATACCATTAGATACTTGTGAGAAGTTAGGAGTTGGAGTACCTTCACTATTAGTTAAAGAAGGTAAAGCGTTGTGATTTACATTTTTTTGAAGTCCAACTACCGACATATAATAATTTCGGCTAGATTGACTTGAAGCAGATGACGTGTCTGAATTAGCTACAATAACATAAACTTGTTCTCCTAAAATAGGTATATGTCTTGAGTTTGGATTTAATGGATAACATCTTAGGGTATTTGTAGTTGACCTATCCAGTAGTGATACGAGTATACTATTAAAGTTATCAGAATCATTATCTGATAAGTTTATTGACATTACAGTTCCTAATTTCATTCATCACCCTCATTTTCTTTAGGTAGGTCTTTCTCAACCTCATCAATAGCGTCCATCAATTGCCGCTTCTCCTCTGGTGATAATAACATACCACCACCTTCACCACTATTACTATCCTTCATCATACGTTGGACAATAGCAGCAAGTTTAATTAGAGCGTCATCATTTCTAACCGAAATATCTAAGTACTCTTTAATCAAGGGTACGACTACTGAAGCATCACCCAAACTCTTAACCATTGGTTCGAGTTGGGCAATCAACAATTTTATTTGCCGGTCTTTCTTTTTTTGGTTCGAGTATATATCAGACATTATATCCGAGAAACTCTTACCTTTAAATAACTCACTATCCTTATCCATTAAACTCCTCCACTCGATGGGTTATTGGTAGAATCTCACCCGTGGAATAATCAAGGTACAATTCTTTATATATTAATCTCATTTTACCAACCACCTTTGTAATGTATTGGGTCTGAACACCAGTTCTCTCTCTAATAAGTATGTAGAGTGCCTTTTTATTATATGAGTAAAGGTTATCACGTGTTCTAAATAATTCAGTTAGTGAGTCAGCAATTTGCCTATCTCTATCTTTGTTGAATAACATGAATACATTATAGTCCATATAACGAACGTAGTAATCCATGAAGTCTTTCAACGCTTCTTTTTGATGAGCGTCATATACTTCATTTATTATATTACGAGATGAATCAATCACCTCAACACCATCACGTGCTTTCATACGCTCGTAATTCTTGTTGTTCTCATTGAACAGGTAGTTACGTGCGATTACAGTGAAGTATGAGAACGCTCTACCATTATCACCATTGAACTTATGAATCTTCTCATTCAAGAAGGCTACAACATTTGCTTTAACATCTTCATACGGAACTTCAAAGTAGTAGGTCTTATATGTATGGATTACATTCTCAGCAAGCTTATCAAATGGGTAGTGAATAAATCGATTATAGATTTTATTCTTTAACCGTTGGTCATCACAATTATTGTATGCGTTGATTGCTATTTCAGTAATTTTTGTAAAATACCTTTTACTCTTCCTCCTGCGTCCCATAATACTTTTCTAATTCTGAAATTATTTCATATAAATTTTTAAAGATAAACCCAGTCTCGTCATCTGCTTCAAATGAACCCAACTGGTCCACCTCTTTCATACGAGACATTGATTCATCCACTTTAGATGCGATTTCCGATACCAACTTCTCTTGCTCGGTAACTGCATCCTCATACGCTTCATTCTTACGAAGAAGGTTTATCGTACTAAATCCAAATACGATTGTTGTAATTGATAATATAATAATTGTTATAATCATATTAGTCCTCTATAATTCCTTTAAATGCGTCAAATACACGTTTGGTGTCAGTATTACTATTAGTAAAAGCGTCACCTAAGTTCCCCTTCTTGGGTCTACCAATAGTTGACTTACGTGTAGACTTTATTGGATTCATTTCCTTCATCCACCTCTCGTTCTCGTATCTTGCAGCGAATAAGTCAGCGGTATGCATTACGAATGGCATCGATGTTTTTAATGCGTCATCTTTATTGTACTTGATGAAGTACTCTTTGTTATTCTCATCATACAACCCATCAGTAAGTTTAATACCAATCCATTCTTCTTGGGTACATTGAATACCAAAGTAGTTTAGTAGATAGAATGTTCTATCGTTTAGATTCATCCAATGGATGTCTGAATTTGTTTTGTAAATCTTACCTTGATTCTTTATGTGCCATTCCGAATCATTCTTAACGTAGTAATCTAATTCAGGCGTACCCAACTTACCAAGGTCGTGGTGTAGTGCTGTGAATATTAGACTCTCTCTACTGTAATCACCAACACCACCTAACTCCGAGTAAAGGTCATACACCTTTAGAGCATTACGTGTCACTCTAAGAACGTGGTCGATGTATCCACCTGGAAATGCATTGTGGTAATGTTCTACCGAAGATGCTGGTGTGTAAATCATACGTTCCTCGAAGTGGTCGTACATTTTATTGAGGGCTTCCAATCGGTCACCTTCAAATGTTTTGTTAATTAGTTTACGGAACTTCTCATAGTTACCTACGAGTTCTTCTGCTGTGAAAAAGTCTAACATATTATTTTAAATTATTTTATCGATGATACCACACTCAAGTGCTTTCTCTGCTGACATAAAGTAATCTGAAGAAGATATACCTTCCCAATACGCTTTATCCATTTTAGAGTTTTCAGCCATAAGCTGATTACACTCGTTCTCTAATTCTTCGGAGAATCGTGCGTTTGATTTAACATCACTCAACTTACCAACTGCGACCGTTGATAATTGGTGAACCATAATCTTAGAGTGTTTAGATGCCGCTCGTAGACCAGTACCACACGTTAGTAACAATGCGGCCGCTGACATAGCTGACCCTCTTACTATGATATTAAACTTAATACCCTGCTCTTTTTGTGATTGGATAAAATCTATTAAAGCAAGAGTTTCGATAACATCACCACCTGGTGAATTGAGAAGGATATTAATAGTTTCTAAATTACCATTAATCTTTTTTAAAAGTCTAACTTTAGATACTATATCAAATGTCAAACCACTTGTAATATCGTCTTGTATTAATATTACATTATCAGTTGAATCAATACCATAATCAAATTCACGATAGAATTCTTTATTAGCATCGAAGTCATCATCTATACCGTAACTTAAATTAGCGTTCTTAGTATTACTACTATATAATTCGTCCATTGTTATTATAGTGTTTATTTATATACAATATACAAAAAAATATTGAGATATACAAATTTATTTATTAGATGCGTTTTTGTATGTATGTCTAACCTTTGAATTAGATTTACGATTCTCACCATATAATTTTCTAGCATCATCATCAGTTGGGATAAATGTTATATCTTCCTTTTCAATTGGTTCAGACTTTGGTACAACTGGCACTTTGGTAAGTTCTGGCACAATAATATCATCTATAACTTCGTCTAACTCATCCTCTTCATAGATTGGTAGTTTTACATCAGTAGGTTTAGATGTTAACTTGTTTAATGCTATTACCATTGAAATAGCAAGTGGGTCAAATACAAATACTATAAGTAATGTAAACCAATTCACAATCACATTCATAGGTCGACCGGTAATTTCAGACATATATCTTAATGGTCCGACTTCGGCCGCTACTTCATTATTAGATTCTAAATCCAATACTTTTAAATCGAGTGATGTAATTGAATCGGTCAATACCTCAATTTTTATAGATATGCCATCACGTGATTCAACTGCTGATGTTAATTGACGTTCCAATGCCCTACGTTGAGATGATGAGGTTGTTGTTATAATCTGACCAGTTTCCCTATCACGATATTGAACTACGTTGTTGGATAACCCATTCCGTAATTCGGTGATTGATTCTGATAGTTGTTTCTTTTCTACATTAAAGTAATCTAATTGTTCTTGGAATCTTCCCTTCTTCAAATCAATTACTTGAACTTGTTTATCTAATACACCCAATTGGTCAGCAGTCTTTTGGTAGGCTGATGTTAAGAATCCATAGATACCGGCTGAGGTGATTACCATTAATACACCAACCGCTACAGTAAGATACCACTTCATCCAACCAGCAGTTTTCCAATTGTTATGTAGGTATGACGCAATGATAAGTTTACTGAACTCCAATGAGCCGGCCATTATTATAACCTCAGTTCTAGCACCAGCGAACAATGAACTTAATCCAAATACAGAATAGTAGGCGGCAGATACGGCTAAACCCAATGTACTAATAGACATTAGGAATAAGAACATATTCTTTTTGTTAAAAAGTTTTTTCATTTATTTTCCATAAATTGATTTTACTAACTTTGTAAGTGGTACTTATTATCGTACTTCGTCTTTCGCTAAGCAGCTCAAGCCAAGTTAACCACCTGATAGGTATAAATATCAGGAAATAATTAATAAATTAATTATATCAAGCTTTCCCCATACTATGCCCTTTTGGGAGTGTACCAAAATTGGAAAGATAATTCTGAACAGTTAATTCCTTCATCTTAGCTTCTACCTCAATGTCTAAAGAATGACCATAGGTATTGATTTCAGAATAGATGTAATCAGAATGTGCTTGTGCTTTCACACCTTCTTGTTCTAACTGACGTGACTCAGAGTAATGAACTAATGGTTTGTAATCACCCCACGTTGACATAGCCAACTCAAGTGCTTCTTGTTCAGACAATCCACCAGTATTGAATTTGTGGTGGTGGTAGTCAAACGTAATTGGAATACCAATATGTTCGTGTAGATACATAAGGTCTTTGACCGAGTACATACTTGCTTTGTCATCGTTCTCAACAACCAATCGTGATTGGACTGACTCAGGCAATCTCTTGAAGTTCTTGATGAATCTATTCATAGCAGACATCTTATCACCATAGACACCATTA